TAATTGCCGAGAGGAGACCAACGGCGCGGGTAGGCAGATCAACGGGCCTGATGGGAAAGCCATCGTGTTCGCATCGACGGTGTACCTACCCAAGAGCGTTCAGGCTATTGGCCCAGCAACCGAGGTGAAGGTCTGCAACGATGAGATTGGCAACAGCCTAAGGGTGAAGGGGCAAGTGCTGAACTTCTCCCCAGGGCAAATGAACAGCAGGCTATGGCTATAAAACCAAACTTCACACAGGCCGACGTGCAGAAGCGTTTTGACAAGTTCCTTGAGGTGGTTGAGAGAAGGCAAATCGACAGGCTGAGAATGCTGGGCGAGATGTGCATAACCCGGGCGAGGGAAATTCCCGCCAGCATTGGGTTTACCGACCAGACGGGCAACCTACGTAGCTCCATTGGCTACATCATTATTAAGGATGGGGTTGCTCTGCACGAGAGCTTTGAACAGGTGAAGGAGGGTGCCGAGGGGGTTGCTACCGGGCGAATGATAGCCGAAAAGATTGGCGACAGGTATCAGGGCGAGGGCTTGGTGCTGGTGGTGGTGGCGGGTATGAACTACGCCATATACCTTGAGGCTAAGGGTCGCGACGTGCTGACCTCGGCTGAGCAGCTGGCGCAGCAGCAGCTACCCAGGATGCTCTCCGAACTGGTAAGTAACATGAACAAGGCATTATAGCGATGAAGCAGACCTACGACATAGAGGCCATTGCCTTTCAGGCACTCAGGGCTAACCACACGCTGGTGAGCGAGCTGAGCGGGGGCATATACCTTGGCCAAAGGCCTTTGAACTCGGAGAAGGAGGATGTGGTGATCAACACCATCGCCATGACGCAGGAGTTTAAGCCACAGCTGGCTACCTCGAATATCAACATTCACGTGCCCGACCGCACGGTGACCATTGGCGGGGTGCAGCAGCAAGTGGAGGATAGGGCAAGGCTTAAGGCTATTGCTGCCATAGTGCTGAGTACCGTTAGAGGCGTTAAGCTACCAAGCATGAAGATGGTTGTTGAGAGCCAGAACACCCTAAGGGAAGCAGATATCTCACAGCATTTTGTGAACATAAGAATTAACTGGATTATTCACTGATTACTAATAACATAAAGAAATGGGATCATTAATAACTTTAGGCTTGGCCGAGATACAGGTTGGCGCCGCTGGTGCTAACGGGGTAATGCCCGGATCGATGGCTAAGATCGGTGCTGCCTACAAGGACACCTGCAAGCTGGCGCAAGCCGCCTCGGAAATTACCGAGCATTTTGAGGAGGGGAAGGCCGCCCCAAAGGTGAGGAAGAAGGCCAAAGCTATGCCCGTGCTGACGTTCTCCGTAATGGATCCTGACGTGCAGATGCTCATCAGCTATATTGGGGGTACCAACATAGGCACTGAGGGAGCCCCCAAGTGGGGATTCGACGGCAGCGAGGCTGTGGCCAACAAGGCTATACGCGTGATGTCTGAGCAGGGATTGTGGGTAGATATCCCCAATGGGGACATCGAGGCCGTGATCAACGCCGATATGAGCGCCAAGGGCTTATTTATGGTGGACTTCACTGTTACCCCTATGGCGGTAACTGAGGGTAAACCAATTCAGGCCTACGACGGAACATCGGGCTTAACCGTTAATCCAACGTCGTTGAGCTTCACCGCTGCGGCTGACACCACGGGCAAGACCATCACCGCCACATCGAGCGGCAACGTTACCTACGCCGCTGCCCCATCGAACGCGGAATGGCTAACCGTAACCCGCAACCTCAAGGTGGTTACCGTAAAGGTTTCGGCCAACATCAACTCGGAGAGCAGGACGGCTATCGTTACCATTGTGGCCGACGGGCTGACCGCCTACGTGCCCGTAACGCAGGCAGGAGCATAACCCTAACCAACTATTTACCATCGCCGAAAGCCCCGGAAACAACACTTTCGGGGCTTTTTTAAAACCAAAAATTCTATGACCGACGAAAAAAGGCTAGAACAGGAGCGGCAAGAGCTCAACCGGATGATAGGCCGGGGAATGGCCATTGAGGTGGATGTGCCCATACGGGTTAAGCCCAAGGGATTCCTTGGACTATTCAGGAAAGGCACTAAGAAGGTGGAGCGAATGCGATTTGTGGTGCACGAGCCCACCCTATCGACCCTCGACAGGCTATCGGCTGAGCAGATTGAGCTGCGCATTGACGAGCAACAGATGCGCACCGAGGAGGGCGTGAGCGAGGCGAAACGAATGGCGTTGCAGCATAGCCGCCGTATGGCTAGGATAGTGGCCATTGCCGTGCTGGGACAGGACTACGTGCAAGCCGAGCAGCAGGGTTCAAGGGTGAAGTACACCTACGACGACAAGCGGCTCAACGAGCTAACCGACCTCTTCTTTCACAACGTGAGGCCCTCGGTGCTGTTCGGCTACGTGATGCTCATCAGCACGATGAGCAATTTGGGGGATTTTACGAACTCTATCAGATTGATGTCAGCAGCCCGGACAACGATGCCGATTCTGGTAGAGGAAGGCAGAAAGGCCTAAAGAGTCCATACGGGCGCAGGGGGGCCATTTGTGCCCAGCTGGGGTGGACGTGGGATTACCTACACAATGGCATCGCGTGGTCAGTGGTTCAGCGTATGATCTCTGACCTCCCATCCTACGACTACGAGGATGAGGGCGATAGTAAAAATGCTGTGAAATTGAACAGGGAGAATGCCCAAAACATTATGAACCATATAAATACGATGATGTGATGAACACAGAGGATGGGGCACTACACTTTGAATCGAGCCTTGACAACGACAAGTTAAACAAGGCTATTGACGAGACCAAGCGACGAATACAGGGCTTTTCCGACGAAACGGTTAAGGGGGGGCAGAAGGTGGATGACACCTTTAGGATTACCGCCGAGAACATCAAGATACAGAAGGATGTGATCGCCAAGCTGGAGGGTGAGCTTAAGAAGCTGAATGCTGAAATTGACAAAATGGCTCCAGGTAAAGCGCAAGCTGAGCTGAAGAGCCAAGCCGCTGAGGTAGCCGCTGAGCTGGAGGCCGAACGCAAGGCGCTCACCATGCTGGAGGCCGAGGTAAAGAAAAATGAACAGGCTCAAATTTCTTTTCGCACCCAGCTACGCAATGCCCGTGAGGAGCTTATAAGAATGGAGCAGGCGGGGCTTCGCGGCTCGGAAGCCTACAGGGAACTACAGCAGGAGGTTGGACGGTTGCAGGACGCCATGGACGACGCCACCCAACAGGCTAGAGTAATGGCAAACGATGAGAAGTTGTTTCAGGGCATCATCTCCACCGTATCGGGGATTGCTGGGGCTTTCTCCGCAGCCCAGGGGGCTATAGGGCTATTTGCAGGCGAGAACGAAAACCTACAGAAGATAATGCTCAAGGTGCAATCGCTGATGGGTATAACCATTGGGTTGCAGCAGGTGGCCCAAACGCTGAATAAGGATAGCTACTTCTCCATAGTAATACTCACCAAGGTGAAGGAGATGCTGGCGGTGGCCGAGATGAAGGTAGCCACCGCGATGGGTGTTTCCACGGTAGCCGCGAGGGCTTTAATGGCCACCCTTACGCTGGGGTTATCGGTAGCCATAACAGGGGCAATAATCCTGATTAACAAGCTGGTGAGCCGACAGGCCGAGGCGCGCAAGAAGCAGGAGGAGTTCAATAAGGCGGTGGTGGAGGCTGCATATAAGCCATTGGCGGCGGTTAAGTCGTTATCGGCGGAGTGGCAGGCGCTGGGAGATAGTATGGAGGCCAAGGAGCGGTTTATTCGCGACAACAAGAAGGCATTTGATGAGTTAGGGGTAGCGGTTAACGGGGTGGCAGATGCAGAAAAGTTACTGGTTGATGGTACGGGAGGCTTTGCTAGGGCGATGCTGGCAAGGGCGAAGGCCGTAGCGGCTAAGGAATCGTTTGAATTGAAGGCGAAGGAAATTGCCGAGATCGATTTGGCATTGGAAACAACTCCTGAAAAGATTAAAAAATCTGTACTTGTTATTGATACTTGGGAGTATGATGAGGTAGATAACAAAGAGTATGTAAGACTTAAAGAGAAGAAAAAGGAGATAGAGAAAGAGGCAGACGATGTGTTCAAGATGAGATTAAAGTTTCAGAAGGAGGAGGAGGAGATTATTGCAAGTCTTGGATTATCAAACAACAACACCATAGAGGGCAGCATCAAGGCCGTTAGTGAGCTGCTTAACCAGCTAAATGAGAAGTACGAGGAGGCAGCTCCTGGAGAGATGAAGGATTCGTTACTTGCCCAGATCAAGGAGCAGGAAGCCCTGCTGGAGAAGCTGGACCAGAGGCGTGCCAAAAGCGTAAGCGGCGACGACCCCACCAAAAAAGCCATGCAGGAATATGAGAAATCGCTCAAAAGACAATTAGACCTTGCCGAGGGGGTGCTAGATAAGTTCGCCCTGATTGAGGAGGAGAAGAAGAAGCTAGAAGGCGATAAAAGCGAGCTGGGCACGGCCAAAATGGGGCTACTCGATGAGTTGAACCAGAATACCGCCGACGAGGCCGAGAAGCAAACCCGGCAGCTGCTGGCCACCTACGCCACCTACCTATCGCGCAAGCTGAGGCTACAGGAGGAGTACACCAACGATATGACCCTGCTGAGGAAGAAGCTGGAGCAGGCCACCGACCCCGAGGAGCAGGCCGAAATACAGGGGGCTATGACCAACCGCACCACGAAGTTCAATCAGGATGTGGCCGCCGCGGGCGACACCGAGTATGAGCAGCTGCTGGCTCAGTACCGCAGCTACGAGCAGAAGAAGGATGCCATAATAGCCGAGTTTGACCAGAAGCGGCTCAAGGCCACCGAGAACAATAATGAGGAGCTGGTTCAACGGCTCAACGAGGCCCAGGCGCGCGCCCTGTCGTCGCTGGCCACCGAGAACCTGATGCATTCGGCTGACTGGACGGCCTTATTCAGCGACCTCGACAAGGTGACCACCGCCGAGCTCATCAAGCTCAGGGATAGGGTTGAGGCGCAGTTTGCCACCCTCGACCTCGCCCCTGAGGATATGGACGTGCTGCGCAAGAAGATCAACGAGGTGACCGACCAGATACAGCGGCGCAACCCGTTCCTAGCCCTGATTGACGCTTTAAGGAAGTACAAACAGGAGGAGTCGAGCGCCAACCTTAAGGACTTGGCCAAGAGCCTGTCGGCCTCCATCGATATGATTAAGGGGACGTTTGATCAGGTGGTGGGATCGCTGGACAAGCTGGGCATCAAGGCCGATGAGCAGACCCAGGAGGTGTTGGCCAGCGTGTCCGGGATGCTGGGCGGGGCTTCCGACCTCGCCATGGGCATAGCCACGGGCAACCCCTTGCAGATCATTCAGGGGTCAATCGATTTGATCATTAACGGCATAAACCTGATTGGCGGGGCGAAGGGTAGGCAGCTGGATAGAACCATTAAGGAGCACGAGGCCAACGTGCGCAGGCTGGAGAAGGCCTATCAGGACTTGGAGCGCGCCGTGGATAAGGCGCTGGGCAACGCCCGGTACGACTCGCAGAAGCAGCTTATTGATAACCTCAAAAGGCAGCGCGAGGAGTACGAGGCGATGATCCGCGCTGAGAGCGGTAA